GATGCGAACATGGAAGATCAAAAACCAGAGCGAAGCCCAACCTTCTGCGTAGATTGCGGAAAGGATTTCGGTCAGCCAAAACGCTGCTTCAACTGCGCCAACAAGAAGATCCCTCCGTTATTCCGGGACACCGATATCGAGAAGATGGACGAAAGGGTTCGCCATCTGTGGGATTGGGATGGGGCGCGGGGATTCGTTCTCATCGGGAGAACCGGCGCAGGAAAGACGAGAGCCATGTGGGTGGCTCTGCGCAGCCTCTACATGAAGAAGGTTCGACCGTCCGTGGAGATCTTCTCGCTCGGCCCTGAGTCGTTTTCCAATCGCCTCATCGCGTCATACGACAATGAGGATTCACATCGATTCGTAAGCTCAGTTTCGACGGCCGGTGTCGTGGCGTTCGATGACATTACGAAGCTGAAGATGACAGAGCGCGTCCAGGCTGAGTTGTTTGGAATCGTGGACTACCGGATTGCGCACTGCCTGCCGCTGGCCATCACAGCCCAGTCAGTGAAGGAGATGCAGGAGCGAATGACGGCGGAGTTCCTGACGCCGATGCGGCGACGGCTTCGGTCGTTTTGCGAGGTGATTTCTCTCTGAGCTTGCCGATGCAGTACTCAATGGCGCTGAGGGCCGATGTGCCTTTAGCGCCATACGCATTTTCAAACTTGTGCGACGACAGGACAGCCGCGCTGCGATAGACGTGCGTGCGGTGAAACTCCTGCAATTCGTCCCACGTCATTCTCGGCTTCGGTTTACCTGCGAGCATCTGAGCGATCTCAGAGGTCCACACAGGCCCTGGCTGCGTGGCGTGATAAATCCCGTGCGGTGCTTTATTGGAAAGCTGCCAGCTACGCATCGCGAACTCATCAATCCACGTCACAGAGTTTAATCCCTCCATGACCTTTGGATATTTCTCGAGCTTACACAGCCAGTTCCTCGGATGTGGGAACTCGGAGAATGGCATGCGAATGCGGTAGATCCACGTCTTCCGATTGAGCAGATAATCCTCTGAGAGCTTCTTGTGGCGCTGGTAATTGTTCTCTAGAAAATTCGGTTTATCAGCCTCGTTAAACGGGCCACCCATGAACATGCAGCCGGTTGAGATGTGAATCAGTTTGGCAGCATGCACCTCACATGCTTTACCGATCATCATCGGGAGATCCCAATTCACCTGCGATGATGTCTTGTAATCCAGTTCCACGTCATCAACGGATTCCCCGGTGAACCCAGCGCAGTTAATTACCCAATCTGGTTTCGCTGATTTGAGGAAGAAGCGAAAGTCAGCATGGTTTGTGTAGTCCCACCAAGATCGGGAGAGGATGATCGGATGGTATCCGAGGTAGTGAAGCGATCTTGCATACGCCTGCGCAACAAATCCGGTCCCCAAAATTGCTACCACCATTTGGTTCCTTCCTCTTTCTTCCATCCCGAGCGTTTCAGATAATCGTTCAGTGAGTCGATATGCCATCCGCGCATCGCCCGAACGCTTTGCCCTGTCGCATTCGTGATAATTTTGCCGGTAACTTCGATGTGTCCGATGACCTTCCTCGGGGTGGAAGACTCATCGAATAGGGTGAATGTCATCACCGGGATTGAAAACGAGATGGTCGGAGGCGACAAGTTCAAATTGAAGCAGCGAAGATGGTTGGGGAGCCTCTTTCACGCGGTCGTTGGATACTCCGAAGCATATCCATTGGGGCTTCCGCTAGGATTGGGTAGGTCATCGAATCGAACGGATGCTTGTGTTCGTTCTTGGCGACGTATTCCTCCTTGGTGGTGCCCTTCTTGACCGCCGCCATCATGGCCCGGGTGTATTTCAGCTGCGCGGAAACGAAGAACCGGTTGCCCAGCAGGAGCTGTGTCACCAATTCCACCTTGTCTTTGTTGGAATTCGCGTATTTGGGGGCCTTTTCCAGCACGATTTGGCCCATGGAAGCCTCGTAAACGATGGCGGCGTCCGTGCTTTCGGACGACGAACGCTCCTCCCATGCCGAAGTATCTGACCAATGACGGAATCGAATGGCAGATCCTCCATTTTCCTTCGTTACCTTCTGCCAAAAGGCCATCTTCTCCAGGATCTTCTCCACGAACTCACGAATAGACATCGGTTTTTCGTCCTTCTTGCGCTTGATGGACACCAATTCATCCAAAACCGAGAAGGAAACCAGCGATGATAGACGCATCTTCCCAGTTTCAACGTCCTTTGTCTCAACTTGATGCGACTCTTTCTCGAGGATGTGGAAGGAATGGTGCTTTTCACCGATGTCCCACCCACAAAGTAGGGTATGGCAGACCGAAGATGGTACGATAATCGTCCGCTCCGAGGGGTGGCAGTCAATATTTCCCTTCACATGCACTGATTCATCCCAGCTGTCAGAGAAATGGCCGTCCACGATGTCCTGCACCCACTCTCCCAGGACGAATCGCTTGTAGAGGTTGGGCCGTTTACGGTAACGGGAGTCCAATTCTTCGCGTTCGAGGGGGTGAAGCTGAGGGTTATCGTCAATCATGACCTTGAGCCGGTGCAAACCAGACCAAAATGCCCGCTCCTTCTCAGGAACATCCTTTCTTTCCAACCCACCGAACTTGAACCACTTATCATGAATCCAATTGTTCGGCCCACTGTCAGGCGGATTGCAGTCGCAGATGATTTGGTGGTCCTCATAGGGCACCAGTGGGGTCATGCGGAGGGCGTCGCAGATGATATCAAAGGCGTTCTCGTCGCAGAACTGGTCGAACTCAGAGAGCCAGAACATGGAGTACGCCGGACCCTTGAATTTTGCCTCAACTTCCTTCGGAGAATCGAGCGAGTGACACTGAATCTCGGATACGCCGCCGAATTTGTTTCGAATCTTGACGTAAGTCATCTTCGAATCACCAGTCACCTTGGGTCCTTCGACGATTGCGAACCCCGGACACTCGGCGGCCCAGATGTCTAGGAATCTGGTGAGGTGAACCCACACGCCGGCCGCCTTGGAGTTCTTCAGCGTCTTGGTCACGATGGCGACCATCGCGTAATTCACCTCAAAGGCGTGTTTAATTACCTTGTGGACAATGCCAAGCGACTTCCCGCTCTTACGTGGACCCTCCACCAGTAAATACCGGTGGTAGTTCATGAAGATCTCGAACTGCTTGAGATTGATCGGTGGTATCCACGCCGGGGTCGGTGACGAATCGTACACAAACCCCTGATCGTTTACCTTGATTGGCATGAGTTAACGTGTCTAATTCGCACAATGAAGACAAGCACATCGAAACCAGCTCCGGAAAGTCAAAACGGAGAGATCACCCTTCCGAAATCAACGCCGGGACTGGCGGATCTCATTTCCGGATGGGAGGATGGCGGCGTTTACGACGTAACCATCACGCAGGTGCGGTCGGACGACAAGTCAGTGACGCTGAAAGTGGAGCCTGAGGACGAAGAGGCGGAGGATACTGGCGAAGAGTCCGAGATGGGTATGGAGGGTGAGCCCGAATCTCCGCCGGAGAAGATGCCGAAGTCGAATATGTCGGTGAAGTACTAATCCCATGGCCGCGCCAATCAAGCTGCTCACCGATCCGAACGGACCGTACAAGCTGACTCCGGAAAAGCTGAAAAGCTTGTTCCAAGTCGAAGGGATCGAGAAGCGAGAGGGTCCGAACCGCGTGATGAACCGGATTCGAGACCGGATTCGCGAGGGGATCTGGCGCAATCGTGAGGACTACCGGCTGTACAAGGCGATGGATTGGGCGTACGACTCGCCGTTCTACCAAGTTTCTTACACTCAGCTCCGACATCTGCTCAGCAGTCAGCCGGACGACAAGGCGGTGCTGGAAGCGACGAAGTCCTGGGGACTTTCACATCTCCTTCCAGTGCAAATGGAGAATGGCAAGGAGTGCTGTAACGCTGATGGCACCAAGAAGCGCGTCGTCAATCTTCCGGTGTTCTTCAACGTGTTCGTCCCTCTGTGCATGGCGTACATCACCATGCGATGGGCGAAGCTGTTCAACGATCGTAATCAGATTCCGCATTTCAAGTACGAGCCCACGCAGATGACGCTCGCCAATCGGATGCGGTGCGAAATCCTAACAGAGAAGATTAAGAAGCAGACGGCTTGGTTCGATTATCCAGGAGACACGAAGCAAACGATTCTTCAGATGCTGATGTATGGCATCTGCATCAACTTTCCCCGGGAGGCTTGGTTCACTGAGAAGCAGCAAGATGACTCCGGCAAGGAGCGCGTCGTCCGAGAAGGGCTTCGATTTGAGATGCCTCACCCGACGCGCATGTACTACGACATGTATGATCGGATCTCCACGCTGAACTCCAATAGCGGTGCGAGATACGCCGGACACTGGCGGCTGGTGCGGTATAAGGACATCAAAGACAATCCGCTGTACTGGAATAAGGAGAAGATTTCATTCGGCTCAATCGGGTGGTTTGATCAGCAGAAGGAGTTTCTGGATCTGGTGTACCCATGCACGATGCAGTTTCCTTCGAATCCCAACGCTGGGCTTCAGGGTGATTTGGATAGGCAGGCGCAGATGGCACGCTCGTTCTACACCACGAATGAGAACGATGCGGCCACTCTCGAAACGAATCACTTCGAGCGGCTCAATCCGAAAGCGGATGGATTGTGTGATTACGACGGAGACGTGTGGTTCCGATTCGTTGTCGGCTCAGACACTCCAATTCTTTGGGCGGAGCCATTGGCATACGACGTACTTCCGACATACGCCTACGACGCTGACTTCA